CAAGGCTCGTTCTCTTGTCATGCTTCGCCACCTCCCAGGATGATCTCCAGCGCCTCGTCAGGCTCCAGATCCTTCGGCTGTTCGTCTTCCTCGCGCCGCTGCTTCACGCGCTCCGCGATCTCCTCCCGCCACTCGGCGGGAACCTCGTCGATGGACGCTGCGCCGGAGTAGACCCGGCTTGTCCATGCGTTCTTCTCCATCACGGCGGCGACAAGCGCATCATACTCGTTCTTGCCGATCTCCGCGTCGTCATGCCAGTATCGTCCGTTTACAGCTTTCAGCATTCAATCTCCTCCGTTCAACTTGACCGCGACATATTGGTACTGTCCCGCATAGATCGCCGTCTGCGCGTTACTGCCGGTTCCGTTGCGGGAGTAGGACAGCGTGCCGTCATCGTTCAGCGCCCACAGAGCATTTGATACATTCGCTCCTGGCCACACGCCATGTCCGCCGTCTGCATCAGCTGTAGTGCTGGAAGCGGATCCTCCGTACATAAAAGTTGTTACTCGGTCTTCCGAAGACGTTGTGTTTCCGAAGCGGAGCACCGGCATAAGCTCTGACGTGACAGCGACGAGCCAGTAGATGTGGTTATTAGAAGCTGTTGCCGCGAGGCCGTCCCAGGTTTCTCTCGTCATGGAGATCCAAAGGAAGTCCGGCTTGAAATCCAGATCGAGGCCGGGGAACAATTTGGTTGCGGTGTTGGCAGGCGTTGCGATGTCCGTTTCCACAGTGATGATCCCCGCCTCGGCATCTGCGATTCCTGGAACCCCTCCCCCTCCGGAGATGGCCTCAATGGCGCTAACGAAGCCCTGCGGGAACGCAAGCTGCGCCGACGTGCCGCCCTTCGTGCGGATGGCGTTGGCGATACTGGTCAGGTCGGTATTGAGCTGGGTACTGTCAACAAGTTTGTCAAGCGCCATCAAAAGCTCCCTCCCTGCCATGCGGTCATGGTGACCGCCGTGATGTTGCCGTCAGAGCCCACCACCAGAAACTTCCCGGCGTTGGCTGCGCCAAGGTTTTTGTCCTGCTTGCCGCCGGTCTCCCGCTGCACGAAGGCCGTGGTGGCAAGCTGCGTGGTGTTCGTCCCGCTGGCAGCCGTTGGCGCTTTGGGCGTTCCGGTGAAGGTCGGGGAGGCGGACCTTGCGTATTTGACAGTGCTGAAGGAAGACCAGTGAGACCCAACCACTTCCGTCTCTGTCTTCTCGTCTCCGTTCAGTGCGGTGAAAACAGCCGCCTTCTCGAATGCTGTTCCCTCCGGCCCAAGGACTGCTTCCTGCCCGAGCCAGGTCAGATAATAAATCGTTCCTGGGAACATGTAGGTCAGAATGCAGACCTTTCCGTCTGCGCTGGCCTCGTAGATTGCATCTGCCGTGGTGCTGCCGTAATGCGCGAGGAACACGCTGCTTGCGCCGGCGCCTACGTTGCCGAACTTCGTGGCGGATACCGTGCTGCTGTTAACCAGATCGACGCGATAGATGTTCCAGTCGCCGTCAAGGACCAGGTCGTTCTTTGCCGGTGTCAGGCCCGTCCTTCCGACCAGATCGCTGATGCGGATCGTCCCGCCGTTGGCGTCTTCCGCCGCCACTGTCCAGATGCTGCTGCCGTTCAACCCGTCGGTGCCGTCTCTGCCCGCTGGCCCGGTGGCGCCGTCCAGGCCATCGAACGCGCCGGCGTCCGCGTCGTTCCGCACGCTCTGGGCCATCTCCTGGGCCGCTTCCGCTGCCTCCAGGATCTGTTGCACCAGACTCTGTGTGGCCGGCGTCGGGTCGATCTGTGACGGCTCCGTCCCCGGCAGGATCACCCCCGCGTTTGCCCAGACCGTGGGTGTCACCCTGCTGCCGTTTTCTCCCGTGCCGTATACGCCGATCTTCAGTCTGCCGCCGGCATGGCGCAGCACCTCATGGGGCACCACGCACCCGTTTTCCGTGACCGCCATGTCCACGGTCTGCCCGCTGCCGCTGAAAACCGCGGTCCTGCCCAGGCCTTCCCAATCGTCAGAAAAGCGGAAGCGGACCGGAAGCCCCACGCTTCCGCTGGTGATGGGCTCCGTGGCCTTGGCAGAGGCATCCCGCTCCCGTATCGTTACATGGATCATTTTATTCTCCTTCCACTTAGGCTCCCCTGTTAAGGGGAGCTGGCACAGCGCGTCTCACGCAGCGCTGTGACTGAGGGGTCTCCTTCCTCTCAGCCTCCCCTGACTAAGGGGAGGTGCCATCCGCCGATTCCCGCGAGGCGGATGGCGGAGGGGTTTCCTTCCTCTTTGCCCCCCTGCCTGAATGGCGCTGTCCGGCGCTGGGAGAGCTTCCTTTACTCTCCCAGCACCACCGTGTCCCCGATGCGGATCACCCAGCCCGCCGGCAGTTCGATGCACCTGTCGTGCTCCGGCGCCTTGCCGAAGCCCACGCCCATCCCGCCGGGCCGAAACTTCATGGCCCAATGCTGGGTCGGCAGCTCCGCCGTGACCACAGCACTCTTTCCCAACACGTCCCTCGCCCTCAGGCGGACGAGATAGCTGCTGTCAGCGGAGAGACCGCCGATCACCCTGGCGCTGTCGTTTTCCAGAGCGGTCTCCGCGCCGTAGTCCGCCGCCTCCCGCAGCTTGTGGGCCGCCGTCAGGCTGATGCTGTTCTCCCCGGCCAGGGGAGAATACAGCCCCTTCCCTTTGGCGCTGTAATACTGTCCGTCGTCGGCCGCGTTCCCCGTGCTGTCGCAGCGGAATACCGTCACCTCTGTCAGCCTGGGCTCCGCATAGGGCTGCACCGTGATCTGCAGCGTTTCGCTGGCCTCCTGGCCCCGGCTGTCCGTCACCGTGCACAGGATCTCGGCGCTGCCTGTCAGCACCCCGGTCCGGTATGGCGCTGCGTTCACGGTCACGCCGCTGCAGCGGATCCGGAAGCCTGCCACGCTGGCTCCGTTTTTGCAGCTGATCTTGGCGCTGTCGAAGCTCACTTCCGCTTTGCTGAAGCCCTGAACGTATACGCTGATCCCCGCCGCCGCGGTCCCGACGTTGTATACCGCCGCCCTGGCCCAGCCCGCCGCAAGCGTCGGCGGCAGGTCCCCCTGGGCAAAGCGCACCGTGATGGTCGCTGTGGTGCTCCCCACGCTGTTCCCGTTGAAGAAGGTCTCGCAGGTGAACACCGCCTGGGCGCTGCCGGCGTTCGGCAGCAGCGCCGCGTAGGTCGTGAGATCCGGCGTCCAGACAAAGCTGGTGGCTGCGCTGCGGCTCAGCAGGGTCTCCGTCCGCCCCGCGCAGCTCACCCGCAGATCGTGGACCGCGCCTTCCGTGGACACCGCCAGACTCACCGGGATCTGGCTCCCGAAGTTCCCGTCGCTCGCCGTGATGGTGCTGGCTGTTCCGTAGATGCCGTCCACCGTCACGGTGATGACCCCCGGCGCCATGCGGTGGTAGGCGTCCACTCTCGGCCAGATCCAGAGGTAATAATCCCGGTCCGGCATCAGGTCGATGTTGACGCTTCCGGTCAGGGAATCCCCCGCATGTACCGTCAGGATGCCCCGCTCGTCACCGCATTCACTTTCGTATCCTGTGGATTCCGAGGTCACCAGGAAGCGATAGCCGAAGTCGTAAGGCGTGTATTCTCCTTCGTAGATATCGTATTTCGTGGAGGCAAAGCTCACGCTGGTCGCACCGGTGGACGGCGTGTGGAACTTGAAGCGTCCCACCAGCGGTGCGTAGTCGTAGCCCAGGCTCCCGGGCATGCCGTATTTTGCGTCTCCGCGGTACCACCGGTCCTCCGTTGTCAAAGTCGTGCTCATCTCATTCGCCTCCCATGGTTTTCAGGCCGAATCCGCCCTGCGCGCTTATCCGCCAGTCGCCCATGCGGATCTCCTCCTCCACCATCTGGCTCACCGTGTGCAGCATGCCATCAGTGGAGTCGAACCAGCCAACTTTCCGGCCGTTCACCCAGAACTGCCAGCCCGTGGAGGTGTAGAGGCCCAGGGTCTGACCGGGGGAGAGCTCGTAATAGTTCCAGCCCCCGTCTGTCAGCTCCCTGCCGGTAAACTGCAGCTTCTGGCTGATGGCGATGCCCAGCACCGTCTGGTGGGTATCCGGGTCCTCCAGGAAGCCCCGGCGGATCTGCCCGCTGATCTCCAGCTCATAGGCGGCCAAGGCCTCCCCCATCTCGCCAAGCTCCGCCCGGGTGGCCAGGATCTGCTCCAGCAGGCCGTAGCTCTCCACGATCTGTCGGGCGGTGGCGTCGATGAGCAGCAGGATCTCCTGCTGATACTCGCCGAACTCGCTTCTGGCAAGATAGCTCTGCCGCATTTCACAGCCCAGGTCGCCGATGCTCTCCTGCAGAACATGGTCCCGCTTCCGGCTATCCTCCGCGCTCTTCACGATCAGGGCGCGAAGCCTTGCCTCCCGCTGCAGCGCATCGGGGGACTGGTTTTCTCCTCCGGGGAGGGCCGCCGCGCCGGTCGCCCGCCCGGCCTGCTTCCAAATGCCGCCAGCATGGGCAGCGACGGTCTCCACCGTCTCGCTCTCACTGCCTCGTGCCGTGCGCACCAGATAATCCCGCAGGGCGGCGATCTGCTGCAGCGCGTCTCCGGACAGGACCGGCGGAAGCTCTCTCACGGCAGATCACTCCCCTTCCGCAGCTTTCTGGTGATGGAAAAGAGGCGCAGCTCTCCTTCTCCCTCCAGACGGAGGCGCAGATGGTCGCAGCGTCTGGGCCGCACGGGCAGCAGCACCGTCTCCAGTCCCCGTCCCTCGATCTCTCCGGCGGGAAGCCAGTCCTCGCCGCTGTCGTAGTTGAGAAAGACCTTCATCCATCCGCCCCGGGCCAGCTGCAGCTTACAGTCGAAGCGGGTAAGGCATTTTCGATCCGCCGTCTCGTAGCTCTGCACGCCGGTCTCCGCCAGCCAGGAGATGGGCGTCTCCTGCTCTCCCGCCGCTCCCTGCAGATCCCAGAGCTTTCCTGTCCGGGCATCGATGCACAGGAGGCTGTCGCCGCAGCGGGCAAAGCAGAGGGCGTGAAGTCCATCCTCCCGGTACCAGAGGCCTTTTCCCAGGTCATAGACGAAAAGGTTCCAGACCTCCGCGTCATTTCGCATGGAGATGTAGTACTTTTCCCCGATGCTCCCGGCGACGGCCTCGTAATAGTTTTTCTCTCCCAGCGCTCCGCTCACGCTCTGGGGAAAGCCGCCCTGCCAGGCACAGACCTCCGTCCTGCTCTTATAAAGCAGGGTCTCCCCCACCACGCAGAGGCTCTTGTGGCTGCCCCGCTGCACGCCCCGGCACACGGTCTCCTCCAGCCGGTGGGCGCCGCCGGAGCTGACGGAGACCCGGTGGATCCGGTTTTCCTTGAAAAAGGTGGGCGAGCCCAGGTAGTTCACCGCCCCGGTCCATGGCCCGTCTGAGCCTACGCTCACGGTCCAGGCATCGGTGCTCAGGCCCAGGTACTGCCGAAAGTTCCGGAAATCCCCCAGAGCGCTGCAGTAGATCTCGTTCAGATTCTTCTCCCCGTCGCTGCCGTAAAAGCAGCCCCAGAGCCGGTTCTGACACTCGCAGACATAGTCCATCGGGGGAAGCTTCCGCTCCAGCTTCAGCTGCTTTCCCTCGTCGGTATAAGCCTCCCGCAGCAGACCCGCGACCACCACATAGTCGTCGGTATCCTCATCGCCGCCCACCGCGTAGAGGATCTTTTCCCCGTTGAGTTCCTCCTTCTGGCTGCCGGAAATGCTCACGCCGTCATACTGCCGGAACAGCCGCGGGATCTCTCCCCGGCTGGTGAAGCCGATCCTAGTATATACGGTCTCGATCTCCACCCACAGGAGGCTCACCTGGCTCCACTGCCGGTAGACCGTTGCGCCGTCGGCGGTGTCGATCCAGATCTCCCCGTTTTCCGGGGCGGCAGGCTCCTGAGGCCCGATGCTTCCCACCGTGTAGGCTTCGCCGTCCACGCTGCAGGGGGTGTAGGTCACGGCGCCCAGGGTCTTGAAAGATGCCTCCATGCTGCCCCAGTCCGCGGGGTCGGCGGTGTTGTAATAGACCTTGTCCGGGAAAATGAGCACATAAGCCCCCATGCTGACCAGCTGCTTTTCCCCGGGAGCAAGCCCCGTCAGGGCGGTGGCAAGCCCGTTCACATAGAGCGTCCCCTCCGCCACCCAGCAGGGCGCGTCCTTTTCCAGCAGACCGCCCGGGTTTTCCAGGGATGCCACCAGTCCCCGGGGCCTCCTGCTGGCGAGCAAAGGGTACTGATCCCCGCTCAGGTTTCTTGTCTCGAAAAAGGCCCCGTCAGGAATGTGCAGCCGGTGCTCATAGCCGCGAAAGCGGTCGGTGGTCACCCGCCTGCTTCTCAGGGGCTTCAGTCTCGGATAAAACATGGCGCCGCCTCCTCAGAAATAGCGCTTTGCTCTCGAGCAAGGCCGGTGCTCCCGGTTGTACGCGCTGCGAAAGCTGCCGAACACCGCCTCGAACAGAGCGTTTGCGGCGTTGAAGCTCTCCAGCTCCTGCTCATACAGCGCCATCTGGGCGCAGAGCCAGTGGACGTACATCTCGTCGTAGGGTGCCTCCGCCGTGAGCTGCCGGTCCGGCGTCTCCGGGTCGGTCTCCTCCGTCGTCGGGATTTCACCCTCATAGCGCTGCAGGATCTCCTCCCGGATGCGCGCTTCCAGCCGCGCAAGCCAGCGGAGCTTGTCCTCCGCGGGGTAGCTGTTGGGCCGCAGCCGATCCGCCTCCCGGATCGCGTCCATTGCTGTCATCTCAATCACCTTCCTTATAGGCTCCCCTGCCTAAGGGGAGCTGTCTGCCGTCAGGCAGACTGAGGGGTTCACCTTCCTTTTGTGCTCCCCTGAAAGGGGAGCTGTCGCGGCGCGTCTCACGCAAGCGCCGTGACTGAGGGGCACATGAGGGAATAAGGAATAGGGAATAGAGAAGAAGGGGGAAGCCCCTCGTTCCTTTTCCCTTTTCCTTCTTCCCTCTTCCCTCAGCCCGCGCTCCCTGTTTCCATTTCTTTCGCTCAGCTGCGGCTCTCGTGGGCGGCCTGGTACTGCAGGCTCTCGGCGGTGGCCTGGTCGGCGTGCTCCAGCACCTCCACCACGCAGGCGGGCACCTTCACGGTCTCGCCCCGCTTGATGAGCCAGGTGCGGTGGTTCACCCGCACGAACACGTCGTTCTGCAGCTCCTTGGTCAGCGGCAGGCGGATGCTGATCAGCTCCTCCTGCTCGCTCGCCTGCTCCTTGAGCTCTTCGGCAGCCGCCTCTGCGGCCTGGTCCTTCTTCTTGGTTTCAGCCATGTTCTTTCTCCTTCCTGTTTCTCATTTCCGCAGGGGAGAGCAGAAGCCCTCCCCCTTGTTTGTCATTGCGAGCCAGTGCGCACACTGGCGTGGCGACGCGGAGCTAGTCCCTTCAGGGACAATCCGTCTCCTGTCGCTCAGTTGGCTCCCGCGGTGGCGGAGTAGCGGCGGCACATGTGCTCCACGCGGATCAGGTAGCTGGGCAGCAGGATCTCCGCGGTCTTCAGGGCCTTCCAGCCCACGCTGGAGCGCTGGTCCAGGGGATCGGCGGTGCCGGCGGAGCCCTTCTGCTTCACGATGGTCTGCAGGCCGCCGCCCTCCACCTCGGTGGTGCCGTAGGCGCCGTCGCCGAAGAACAGGGAGGCGAACACCGCGTAATAGGCGGGGTTTGCGCCGCTCTGGGCGGGGCAGGTACTGTCGCGCCAGATCTTGGCCTCGGTGCTCTGCACGAAGCGCACGCCGCCGATCTTGCCGATCTCGCCCTCGTAGAGGTTGGTGGTGTCGGCGTACTTGTGGGGATCGCGCCAGTCGGGATCCCGCATCAGGTCATAGGCGGTGTAGGGGTGGATGATGCCGATGTAGTCGCCGTCGATGGTAGGGGCGTTCTGGGCCCGCAGCTCCGCCACCACCTGCTCCACCAGGTTCACGGTGAGCACGCAGGTATTGTCCAGCCCCGCCCGGGAGGTCACCGGGGTCTCGGCGCCGGTGGAGGCGTTGATCTTGGGGGCGTACATCACGTTGGTGCCGCCCACCATCACGTTGCGGGTGACGGTGTCCAGGGTGACGCCGGCCTGACGGCCCAGGAGCTTGGTGGCCTCCAGAATGGTGTTGTCCACGGCAGTGAGCTCCAGCACGTCGGACTGGACGATGAAGTCGCCGTACTGGCTCACAGTGGCGGTGATGGTCTTCACGTCCAGCTGGTTGCCGCTGGGGGTCACGCCCTCAGTCAGCGGCGTGGTGGCCTTGGCCAGGGGGCTGAAGGAGCGGAACTCGATGGTCTTGCCGCCGTTTTTGGGGATGGGGCGCTTCTGGCCGAACTGGTCATGCACCAGGTTTGCCTGGGCATAGTCCAGCAGGCGCAGGTCGTAATAGGTCTTCATCTCCGGGGACAGGTCGTTCCCGGTGCTGTTCATGGTGGTCACCTGGGTGGCAAACAGCTGGATAAAATCAGGGATGGTGTTCATGTATTTTTCTCCTCTCAATACGCTTTCGTCGGGCGACCCTTGCGTTCGCCCGTATTCCTAAGAGGAGAGCGCCCGCCCCTTGCCTCCCCCTCCGGGGGAGGTGTCATCCGGCGTCTCACGCCAGCCGGATGACGGAAGGGGTATCAGAATCGGATCTTCTCTCCTCGTGCCACGCGGCGGTCGATCTCGTCCCGCTCGGCCCGTGTCAGGCGACTCACGTCCCGCTTGCTCAGCACCGGGCTCTGGCCGCCCATGGCTCCCTCGGCGGGGCGGAGCTGCCCGGCGATGACGCTGTCGGCCATGCGCTCCTCCGCGCGTCTTGCGGAATAGGCCATGGCCGCAGGCAGGATCTCCTGCTGGTGCAGCACCTCAAAGGCGGTCTGCAGGGGCACCCCGCTGCGCAGGAGGCTCCGAAAGCGGGGATCTCTGGCCTCCTGCTGCAGGTCGAAGCTGGGGTAACGGGACCTTGTCACTTCCGCCTGGTGCAGCCAGTCGGAAAGCTGGCGTTTGGCCCGCTCCTGCCGCAGGCTCTCCGCCTGCTCCGAAGCGCCGCTCTTCTCCTCGCCTTCCGAGGTCGGAGCGTTCTCCGCCTGGATGGCCCGGCGCAGCGCCTCCGGGTCTGAGGCGTCCACGCCGTAGCGCTGGCCCAGCAGTTCCAGGCTGGGAGCCAGTGCATTGTACTTCTGCACGATGCCGGCGCTGCCCTTCAGCCGTTTCTGGATGGTGTCCTGCACTCTCCGGTCATAGAGATCCTTGTATTCGCCTTTGATCAGGGACTCGAAGCGGGCCTCCCGGTCGGCTGCCGCGTTCCTGCTCTCCCCGGCGTCGGGAGTCCCCTCTTCCCGCCCCGTCGGAGCCGAAGACCGGGTATCGCCCGTCTGCGGCCGGGCGAAGGCCGCCGTTTCCTGCCCGCCTGTCCCCGCCGCTCCGTCCTGCGCAAAAAGCTGGATGCTGTCCAGCGGGATCAGAGAAAATCTGCTCATAGTTCTTCCTTTCTGCCCGTAAAGTGGGCGACACTAAATGAGGGAATAGGGAATAGGGAATAAAGAATAGGGATGGTGTCCGCTTCGCGGGACTCAGACTGTAGATAAACCTATGCGGCCAAGCTTGGACACGCATGGGGGGATTGTGAAGGGGGGAGGGTATGCGGTATGCCCCCCTTCACGTTCAATTCTTGCCAAAATGGGAACTTTTTCGGAAGTTTCCATTTTGGCGATTCAAGCTGTCGACACTTTGTCGACAGCTTGCGTCCCGCTCCGCGGGACTGCATTCAATCGTCGCCGCAGGCGACACCGAACTTCTTCCCTCTTCACTTTTCCTTCTTCACTTGAATATATCCCGGGTAGGCCTCGCTCAGGAGACGCAGTCCCGTCTCGACCGCCCAGAAGAGGAGCCGCGCCTCGTCGAAGGCCTCCTCCCTGGGCTTTGCCGTCACCAGGACCCTTCCGCCCCGGATCAGGATGTGGGCCTTCTTCTGAAGGCGCCCGGCCTGCTCCATGCTCCTCACGCACTGGGCCGCCGTCATGGCCAGGACGCTGGCCCCGGCGCAGACCGGGTCCTTCCCCAGCTCTGCAAAGCCCGCGTGTCCCCGCAGCTCCATGCTTAGGATGCCCTTCTCCCGGCTCTGTTCAAAGCTTGCTGTGATCATTTCATCCCTTCCTTGCAAGCTCCCCTGTACAAGGGGAGCTGTCACGGCGCGTCTCATGCCCCAAAAGGCCATCTGCGCGCCGTAAGCGCCGTGACTGAGGGCTTGTTCTCCCCTGCTCTCTGCTTTCCGGCAGCCGGCCCCGCCTTATCTGGGCTTTCCCGCCTCTGCCGTCCGGAGCCGCGCCTGCAGCACGCCCGGCGCTTCCCCGCCCCGGAGCTTTCCCTCCGGGAAAGGCTCCTGACCCGGAGCCGCCTCTGCCAGTTCCCGGGCGTTTGCCTGGATGGCCCGCAGCACGAAGGCTTTTCCCTCAAATTCCATCATATCCAGGCAGGTCAGGGCAGCTTTTGCGTTCTGGGGTGCGAAGAAGCCCGCGCCGTAGAGCTGCAGGGCCAGCTCGTTCTGGGCCATGCGGCTGTAGGGGCTCTGCTTTTCCGCCTCCACCCGGATATCGAAGAGGGGCAGGCGGTAGGCGTTCTCCTCCCCGCCGCTCTGCAGCCGCAGGGATCGGTTGGAGTAGCGGATGAAGTCCTCCCGCCCCTGATCCCCCAGGATACGAAAGCAGCGGGGCACATCGTAAAACTGGCGGATCAGCTCGATGCAGAGCAGGATCAGCTTCCGAAAGGCCCGGTAGGAGCCCATGTTGCAGTCCCGCGTGAGCTTGGAGCCTGCCTCCTGCATGGCGGCGATGGCGCTGGCCGCCGTGGCGCCGCCGGTGGTGCCGCCGGTGGACACGTCCCGGTTGCCGGTGGTCTCCTTCAGCTCCTGGATCTTGTCCCGGAGGATGGTGACGTAGATGTCCTTCAGGGGATTGGGCTGGATGGGCAGGATGCTGTCCGCCCCCAGGTTTCCGTCCACGTGGACAAAGTCCCGGGCAGCGTCGGCAAACTCCTCCTCGTTCACCGCCCCGTCTGTGCGGATGAAGTGCCGGGGCCGGGCGTTGAAGAGCATGTTCTGCAAAACGGCCTGGTCTCCCCGGTCGATGTACTCCTGGGCCTTTTTGCCGATGTCCAGGAAACCGAAGCCCGCCGGGGAGCCCTTGCAGCGCAGCAGCGGGTCCAGCACGAAGGGATAGAGCCCGTGGTCATACCAGCCCCGTTCGGCATAGGCGCTCTCGTTCTCGCTGGCGAAGAGGGGCTCGTGGATCCCCGCCACGAATTTGCACAGGTGCAGCACCGTCCGCCCGCCCACGCGCTTTTTGTAGTACCAGTCCACCACGGCGCTTTTGCCGGAGGTCTCCACCGCGTCGTCATAGAGATAGCGGTTCAGCTCCAGCCCCGGTGCCTGCAGCCGCTCCTTCAGCTGGGGATATTCCTGCTCCAGCAGGTCGTTGTCCCGCAGCGTCACGTAGAAGAGGTTGCGGCTCTGCTGGATGTCGGTGACGCCGCTTTCCCAGAAGAGGTCGATGAGATCCGCCGCGCAGATGCGGATATCGCCCAGGCCGCCCAGGCGGCTGGGGTCCCAGAACACGCCGAAGACCCCGGTGCCGCTCTCCAGCTTGTCGTCCATGGCACGGGAGTAGACCTCCTCGAAATCGCAGGCGTCCAGCACCACCGGCAGGATGCCCGAGAGGATCCTGGCCTCCTCCCGGTCTCCCTCCTCCCGGGGCAGGATGCTGGCCCGGGGGAAGCTGTCCATGGCGTCGGCGTGCTTGTTGGCAATGGCGTTTAAAAGCCAGGCCGAGGCGGGCTCCACCTCATTCTCTCCCCGACGCATGCACTCCCACTGGCGCAGGCGGTACCACTGCTGGTTTTCCACCAGGCGCTTTTCCAGGTTGGCCTTTCCCGCCCGATAGCGCAGCAGGGTCTGGTAGGCCTCCTCCACCTGCTTTTCCCCGATGGGCGGGGCAGCCGCCTCCCCGGGTCCCTCCCCCGGACGCTTTTCCTTATCCTTTTCCATTGCTTTCTCCTTCCTTTTCCTCGTCCTTCACCCGCTCCAGCCTTGGCCGGGAGGCCGGAGGCGGGAGCTTCGCCTCCTCGATATCCAGGAACAGGTGCAGCGGCCCCGGGTTGGATTTGTCGGGCCGGACCGTGTTTCTGGGCTGGATGGGTCGGGACATGAGGAAGTAGCGGGTCTCGTCGGCCACGTGATCCTCTCCCGCGGTGTCCAGATCCTCCGGCCGGGCGGGATCGGTCCGCAGGGCGGGAACGGTGCGGATGAAGGCCTTGCAGGTGTTGAACACATACAGGCCGGGAAAGCCGTTTTCGTCGAAAGAGAGCCGGTAGTGCAGCTGCATCCAGCCTGGGATGCGCTGGTGGTCCCCTTTGTCGAACCAGACGCCGCAGCGCCCCGCGGTCTCCGCGATGGAGACGCCGGTCTCCGCGTTCCAGATGGCCGGGTCCGCCACGCCGCCGATGCGCCGTCCCTTCAGCCAGGGATGCTCCCGCTCCGCCCGGGCGATCTCCCGAAAGACCTTCTCCGGCACCCACTTCACGCCCTGGTTCGGCGTCTCGGTGCAGCCGTACATCTCCAGGATCCGGTAGACCACCCCGTCCGGGTCCACCGCCCACCAGCCCAGGGAGAAGGGTCGGTTGTAGCCCCAGTCGAAGCTGCGGTAGAGCTTCCAGGCCTCCGGGATGGGAAAGGGCTCGATCACATGGCACCAGCGCCGCTGCTGCCGCAGCGTCTCCCGGGGCAGATTTACCCCGGCGGCGTTGGCCGCGCGCATGTCCGGCTCGATGCGGAAGTCCTCGAAGAACTGGCCCTCATAGCTGTCCCAGTCTCCGTAGAGCAGGGCCTTGCGCTCCCGCTCGGGAAGGCTTGCCAGCCTTGCCAGATAGCGGGGGTCGTTTTGCAGCAGGATGCGGTTATCGAAGACGGTGCTGGGGACAAAGGCCCGGCTCAGCCGCTGCTTCTCGCTGTGCCCGTCGGGATAGACCACCATCGCCTCCTCCCAGAGGGTCTCCATGGGCGCTCCCGCGGTGATGAAGCGCTCCTTCACCCAGGCGTGACCCACGCCGCCGGGGTTTGCGGTGCTGCGCATGTAGACCCGGGTCCCCGGCCCGTTGGGGCGGTTGCGGCTTTTCAGGTAGATGTACTCCTCAAAGCTGAACTGGGTCAGCTCATCGAAGGCGATGAAGTCGAAAGCCTTGCCCTGGTAGTTGAACTTGTCCCGCTCGTGCTGCAGGGAGCCGAAGACCACCTTGGCCCCGCTGGGGAAGGTCCAGGTATGCCTCTGCTCGTTATACCGGGCGCCGGGGAAGGCCGCGGGGTAATAGCGGCGGCTCTTTTCGATGAGCTCTGTGAGCTGGGGATAGGTCTTGCGCAGGATCAGCCCCTTGTAATAGGGAATGTCCACCTGCCGCGTGGCTTCGATGACCAGGGCGTCGCTCTTGCCGCCGCCGGCGGCACCGCCATAGAGCACCTCGTCCTCGCCCCGCTGCATAAAGACCACCTGTCTCTCCTGCGGTTTCCAGATCACATTGCTCACGTTTTTCCCCTCCCCACTTCTTTCTTTGTCTTTTGAAGACAATTCATTTTCAAAAAAAGAAGCGCCCTTCCGAGCCGTCTCAGCTTGTCTCCCCGTCCTCCGGCTCCCGGATCTCCGGCAGGATCAGCACCCCGGCGGGTGCCTCTTCCTCCTCCGTCTTCCGGATTTCGCTGCGCAGCTTTTCAATGCGCGCCTGCTGCTCCTCCAGATCCAGCGCATCCTTGCGCAGGCCCTGCAGCTCCCGCAGGTCCTTCAGCGTCCTGGTCAAGCTTGCCAGGGCCGGGGTGTTTTCCGGCTCCAGCTGGTCCAGAGCCTGCCGCAGCTTCTCCAGCAGATCATCGGCGGTGTTCAGCAGGATCGCACGCCTGCTTTCCCGCAGCTCCAGGATCTTTTCGGTCCGGCTCTGCGCAGAGCGCTCCTCCTCCCGCCTCAGCTCCAGGAGCCGCTCCTGCCAGTGTCCAGCCGCCGCCCGCTTCTGCACCGCGCTGAGACTCAGCCCGTACTTTTCCGCAAGGGCCCTGTAGCTCATACCGGAGGCCAGGAAATCCCTTTCGATCTGCTCCCAGTCCGTTTTGGGCGCAGTCCTTTTTCTCTTGCGTTCCATCTTCTCCCCTCCCGTCCGAAATCATTATCCCACGGCTGTTAATCCCCCGCGACACGCTCTTGACAGCGGGCTTTCTTTGATATAGACTCTCATGGAAAACAGCGGGAAAGGAGCCTTCTTTTCATGAAATTGCACACCCACAGCACCGCCCGGGATATGACTGAGGGCTCCATCCTGCGTCAGATGATCCTTTTCGCCCTGCCGCTGATGCTGGGCAACGTCTTCCAGATGCTCTACAACACGGTGGACTCTGTCATCGTGGGCAACTTTGTCAGCAAGCAGGCCCTGGCTGCCATCGGCTCCACCACCGTGATCGTCAATATGATGGTCTTTTTCTTCAACGGCTTCTCCATCGGCGCCGGGGTTGTCATCGGGCAGTATTTCGGCGCCCGGGATATGGACAAGCTCCACCGCGCCATCGAGACCACCATGGCCGCCACCTTCGTTTTGAGCCTGCTGTTCTCCCTGCTGGGTGTGGCTCTGGTTCCGCCCCTGCTGCGCTTTATGAGCACGCCGGAGGACGTGCTGCCGGAGGCCACGGTCTATCTGCGCATCTACCTGGGCGGCATCTCGGGGCTCCTCATTTATAACATGGGAAGCGGCATCCTCCGCGCCGTGGGAGACTCCACGCGGCCCCTGTATTTTCTCATCCTCACAAGCCTTCTCAACATCGCGCTGGATCTTTTCTTCGTCCTGGTGCTGAAGATGGGCGTGGCCGGCGCCGCCGTAGCCACCGTCCTTTCTCAGTTCGTCTCCGGCGCCCTGATCCTGGTCCTGCTCACCCGCACCAGGGACATCTACCGTCTGGTTTGGTGGGAGCTGAAGATCGAGCTTTTCCTGCTGAAAAAGATTTTTGCCGTGGGGCTTCCCATGGCCATCCAGCAGGTGCTCACAGCCTTCTCCAACATCTTCGTCCAGGGCTATGTCAACGTCTTCGGCTCAGACGTGATGGCCGGCTGGAGCAGCTACAACAAACTGGACCAGTTCATCATGCTGCCCATGCAGAGCATGGCCATGGCCTCCACCACCTTCGTCAGCCAGAACATCGGCGCCGGAAAAGAACGTCGGGCGGACCAGGGCACCGGCGTCGCGCTGATGCTCAGCACTTCGGTCACGCTGGGCATCGCCGTGGCGCTCTTCGTCTTCGCGTCCCCTGCCGTCCGCCTCTTCTCCCCGGACAGCGACGTTATCCGCTACGGTGTGCTCTTCATCCGCGCCAATGTCTTCTTCCTGCTCCTCAACTGCGTGAACCACGTGCTGGCCGGCGCCCTCCGGGGCCGAGGCGATTCCGCCGCGCCCATGATCATCATGCTCTCCTGCTTTGTGGGCGCGCGGCAGGTCTACCTCTATCTCGTCACCCACCTGGTGGCCAACACTCCGCTCCTGGTGGGCCTGGGCTATCCCGTGGGCTGGACCCTCTGCTTCATCGTGCAGCTAAGCTATTATTACCTTCGCCGCAGGCAGCGGAAAGCCATGGCCTCGGCCTGAGCAGACGCTCCCCTCCCTGCTCCTCGCTCTCTTCTTGAGGATCACGCGCCCGCAGCGCCGAGCGTTGCTCGGTGACTCGCCGTGACGGATGAGGTGTCGCCCCCGCCCCCCAAGCCCTCTCCTTGAGATAAAGATACCCCGTAGCGCCGAGCATTGCTCGGCGACACACTGGTGCGGATGAGATGTCCCCGCTCTTGCTTCCCCCTCTGGGGGAAGTGGCCGTCAGGCCGATAGGGGTGCCCGCCGCCCCAAGCCTTCTCCTGGAGGAGAAGGTGTCGCGGCGCGTCCCCCGCAAGCGCCGTGACGGATGAGGTGGCTCCCCCGTCCCCCAAGCCTTCTCCTGGAGGAGAAGGTGTCGCGGCGCGTCTCCCGCAAGCGCCGTGACGGATGAGGTGTGGCCCCGCTCTCTGTTCCCCGGCTCTTGAAATTCTTGTCCTGATCCAGTTTTGTAGGGTTTACAATGATGTGTGACAGTAGATGAAAAAAAGAATAGCGAATAGGAGTGGCCTGTATTAAGGTTGAGTTGTCGAGACAAAACCGAAAGG